AACCTTTCTGTAAGGACATACAACGGTTTTCTACCTATTATATAAATGATTTTTTATTATTATAAACTATTTAAAGAGATGATACAATATTCACCCCCGGAGTTACTGCTCCGGGGTGATCTTATTCCCTTGTGGCATTTGCTTTGTTCTTTCCGATTTCGAGATACAATATCATCTCTTGTGGCATTTGCTTTTTTATCATCTCCCCCATTTCTTCTATTGTGATCAGATCCATGAGTTCCATCATCTTCTTGTTTAATTTTTCCGGTATTCCTAACGCTACCGCTCTCGGATAGATCATCACAAGGCACTTCATCGGATATCTGTCTGACATCCAGTTATACGGATCATGAACACCTCCATTTAATACTTGTAGTGTTCGCTGATATATTTCTCCGATCAATTCCACTTTTTCTCTTGTATACACAACCATTCACCTCACCTTGTCCATTCTTCCTTCTTTTCAAGCACATCCTTCATTACCGTTTCCGGCACATCTTTCATTTTCTTTAATTCTTCCTCTGTGTATCCCATCTTGTTAAGTTCTCTTGCTATCATTACCGGTGTTACTTCTTCCGGCTTTGCATTTTCGTTTTCTCCCTTCAGTTCTTCCAGTGCTGCATTCAGAGCTTTTCCAAACACTTCCCGCGAATCCTCTTCTTTTTCATCCTGTTTAGGAATGTAGACAACGATGGTTTTTTCTTCCTTGTCATAGCTTCCTGATTTTGTTTTACAGTCTGCATAGTTCTCTTTGTATTCGCTGTATTTCATTTCTACTTCTTCACAGTTTTCTGCTTTTTCTTCGTTCATTTTCTTTTTATAGCATTCTGGGCAGAGTCCGCTTTTTCCGAAATATTTAATCTTTCTTTCACGTTCTTCTGCTTTTCCGTAAATCTGTACTTCTTGTGTATGTCCACAGCTAAACGTTACATCGTACTTCATTGCTTCGTTCTCCTTTCTTTCCTTTCCACAATTATAATATACACTAATTTAGTGTATATGTCAATGGTTTTTCACTAATTTAGTGTATTTTTAAAAAGTGAATGTAGAATCACAACCTTTCAGATTACAGGCAGTGCATAATATAATACGTGTTGCCATTATCTTCGACAATTCCCCAGTCTGGAATTGCTATCTTTTCCTCTAGCATTTTTCTATACTTTTCTTGCTCTTCTTCGTCAACTCCCCATTCTTCCATGTAATCATCGAAGTGTCTTTCAAAGTCTTCTCCTTCGAATACTACAGTGCCTCTTTTAAGTTCTTCTTCCGCTTTTCTTTTTGAATATCCATTTTTCATTAATACTTCGATATCAGTCATCTTTTTTCCTCCTCTCAGAATCTCGGCTACAACTAGCCGTTCTACATAGTCGGGGCATTTGCTAAGCCCCTTCTCCCAATTTTCGAGACTCCTGTACGGAATCCCGAGTTTCCGGGACACGTCCTTTCTGGACATCCCCCGTGCCTTGCGAGCTTCTTCAATATTCATCGCTTCGCTCTCCTTTCTTTCCTCTCTGTAATTATAATATACACCAATTCAGTGTATATGTCAATAGTTTTTTCACCGATTTAGTGTATTTTAAAGCAAAAAAATAAGGCCGGAGAAACCTCCGACCTGTTAATCTTTCAGAAAAGCTGGAATCTGTCAACTTTCTTCCCAATGCTTCCGGCATATCCATCCTGTCCACCGCCTGTCTCATTATTGTACTGCCAGTCATAGTAGTTGCCGTTCACGGGACTGACTCTGTACTGTGCTTTCTGACTGCTGCCATCCGGGGCAATATAGATCACCTCGATAGCATCAATCGGCTTACCGTTTCCGGCATATCCATTTACCGGATCAGCCCAGTTGAACCCGGTCACATATGGCAGCCACTTTCCACCCAGTACATGAACACGGTATTTGACTTTTCCCACGTTACACATGATTGCAACGTCTGTGATCGCCTTGCCCCTGACTCCTGCATAGTCTGCAAGATTCTTTACGGATGGATACGTTTTTCCCCCGGCTTTCACGCAGTAGGTAAATACTACTGCCGCATTATAGTGTCCTCCTGATGGTTTGGCGGTCTCTTTCGGAACAGAAGCTGTTCCCTGTCCGTAATCAATATCACAAAGCTTCAGAAGATGCGTGAATCCGTTCTGCGACAAGTTGGCGATCCGCACACCGTAAGCTGATCCATCAGCAGCAATGTACTGATCATTTCCGAGATAGATTCCAATATGCCCGTTCATCCATACTGCCCAGCCGATATGTGCATCAGATCTTTTGCTGATCGGAATCACCTCAACCGCTGTACTCCTGTACTGTCCTGATCCCCGGACAATGCCGGTATACCAGCTGATCAGACCGGAACAGTCTACACATACCTTTCCGGCTTTCTTATCATCTGATTTCCATACACAGTTAGATCCATACATTTTCCGGAGTGCCTGGATCTTTGCCAGACTCATCACTGCACCCTTTGCCCCATATACATAGGGTGTTCCGATCTTACTTTTTGCAAATGCGATTAATCCTGCTGCTGTCTTACTCATATTTTTCTCCCTTCCTGCACCGGTGCAATCTTAGTTCTTCTTATATTTATTCCGATTCCACATTTCCGTGACACGCTCCCAACCGCCAGTGCTTACCAGATAGACAATAAATGCGGCAATAAATGATGCGAAAATGTAATACCACTCAATTACTATTGTATAATATGTGCATAGTACGATCACTGACACGGGTGTCAGGATCAGTGCTGTAGCCAGTGCGACTGCATTGGTCTGCACCTTTTTTAATCCCGGCATCTCCTTAATAACCTGCACGATCACGCTGACAAGAAATGCCAGCACCCCGATTCCTGTCAATATGTAACTCATATACTGCATTAATATTTCAATGTTCATAGTTAGTCTCCTTTATTTCAATCCAAATTTCATTGCCACTGCACCAAGAACAAGACCGAGGACAGTTGTAAGGACGTATTTTACAGCTGTTCTCCACATATCTCCATCTCGACTTTCTAATGTTTCCAAGCGTTTCCCTTGCTGCTTCTGCTCGCTTACCATAAGTTCTATACTCTGTGCGAGCTTTTCGACTGACACTGTAAGCGAATTAATCTGCTGCGTAATCTTTTCCAATACTTCAATCCGCTTGTTCTGACGATGATTTTCGTCCTCGATCCGCTTCTTGAACTCTTCATGTTCTGCCCTTGTAATTACGTCATCCATCTTTCTCACCTCCTTTTGCATTTAAAGTCAAAATCATCCGACTGCAAACACCGGGCGAACCCCATAAGTGCTTGTAGCCATATCACTGCTAGCATCGCCGTATTGCGATATCAAGGTGTATGTCTGTGATCCTGCTACATTCCGCAACCAATAGTTTACACCAACAACCTTCAATTCAGGAACAAGCCTGAATAGTGCCAGCTGCTGTGTATCAGATGTCTGCCTATTATTGCCATCGGTACAAATATAGGTCCCATGCACCATTACTTCGTTCATGAGATCTACAGATGCATTGACCCATGAGCCATCGGAAAACATCTTATGTGATATCAGTATGTTTTTAAATGCGTCCGGCAGCGAGTTAGCTATTTGATTTAACCGCACAGTTTTCATCGCCGAACTTTTGTAGCCGCCTGATGTACTGTTGCCTGCAGACATCTGTCCGCTCCCTAATGCAGTATCCGGGACTATTAATATATGAGGTTTTTGTACTTTTTCTGATTCTGGATAACCCACATTTCGCCAGTAATTGATGTCTGCTATCCTGTATTTGGTTTCGTTTATCTCCCAGTAGTCGCCGACGTACAGATCTGCAAAGCTTCCGTCTCTAATCACAGCTAATTGTCCCGCGGTGATCGACTCACCAAGACACCGTCCGCGGAAGATATTACGATGCATATAATGGTTGTCGATAAGCGACTCGAGCATTGCTCCGACCTGTATACGATTGCCGTCATAGTTAACAATAACATCGCCTGCGTACTCTGCATTACCGTCCCAATCGACAGTGTGGATGTTTCTCCGGTTGTTAGCATCCGCTCCACCTCCTACGATATGAGCGTATTCGCCTTCTGTATCCTCTACATTATACTTACCTTGCACATGCTGATATTTTCCGGAAGCGATAGTTCCGCCACCCTCAGCGTGCGATGCAGTCTGGTTGGCGACCGTGGCAAACCCCTCTGCATGAGATCCACGACCTGTTGCTTTGGTCAGTTCTCCCTCCGCAAAGCTGTATACCCCCCGATGCTTCGGCATCTTTTCCGAGTGCTACACTCCTATCGCCCTTATCCGTTCCCTCTTTTCTCCCCCAGCTGATTGCCCCGTCTGCTGGCAGATACTTACTGTCATTCTCAAGCTGGCTTACTCGTGTCGGGATGGTGTCGCACCTTTCGTTCAGCTCGGTTACTTTTTTCTCAACCTCCGATACCTTTTCAAGCTTGTCCAGCACTTCTTGCCACAGTGTCGGCTCAGGATCGGATGGAGTGCCACCATTTAAGGTTGCCGGTACAAAAAAGCTTTCGATATCTGTCGTGATGATCGTCTCACCCAGAGTACCGGATACAGATACCCCGACCCGTCCCGATGCGGCAAGGACTTCTGCTGGCACGGTACAGGTATCCTCTTCCAGTAGCCGTGGAACAATATCACCATTCGCTCCACGGAAGAAAGCAGTCTTCGTCAGCCCGCTCCAGTCCTCTGAAAAGTTGAACTCTGCTTTCAGATACTCCCTTGTCCCCTCTGCTGTCTCAGGCGGCTCCTTTATATATAATCTTTGATTAATAATTTCTATTTTCATAAGTTCTCCGTAAAAATTATTCTTCCACGATCCAAGTTCCGTGGAATTTATAGAAAGTTTTTGTTGCTGGTGTCGAAAAATATATCATTCCTTTTGCATCTATATAAGCCATCACAGCACATGCACTATCCCAATTCTGACCACATCCGACACACTGGATGTGTGTAGTATCTGCTGGCCATAATTCCTTCGGCAACGCTGTCTGATTAATCCCGTATAGATTATTTGCATTTAATACGGTTCCACTTTTCGGAGTTATCGACATGTTAAGATTGACTTCATTCCCTTTTTTATACATCGAAAATGCTCCAACTGTGTAAAAACTTTGAATGTGTGCGTCTGTCAGATTATATTTTTTCAGCGAATTTCTATTGACATGGTCAGTGATTTTTTCATCTAATACTTTTCCCTGCCTTGCATCCAGTGCATATCCTTCTTCCGTTGTAGTCAAATCATTTACTACATCACTAGCATCCAACTTCTTTTCATCCAGTACTTTTCCCTGATAAGCATCCAGCACGTATTCTCCTGCTGATCTCGTTGTCAGGTTATTTGCAATTTTTCCAAAAGCTGCTGCTCCCAAATCTGCAAAATATTTTGCGATTTTTCCTAACATCGTTCCCATTTTTTCATTGCTTGCAATATTTTCTCTTTTTTTTGCAACTTCAAATGCCACTTGAGTGTTAGTATCTACTTTTCCAGCTGGTCCTTGCGGACCGGCTGGACCTACAGGACCAGTCTCTCCTTTTGGTCCTGTATCCCCCTTTGGTCCTGTATCCCCCTTTGGTCCTACTACTTCCCCCAAATCAATCTGTTTTACTGCCATTTTCTTTTTCTCCTTTACTGTTATGCACTTTCTCCCAATATATATTTCAATCTTCCATCTACAATTTTTAACGGTGGGGCTTCTTCTGTTTCATTATATATAAGTAACAAATGCCCTTTTTCTACCGACAACGCAAATATTCCAGGTTCTAATGATGTAATGACTGCATTCGCATCTCTTCCTGGCGGTCCCTGCGGTCCTGTTTCACCTGTAAATTCTCCGTTCTTTAATTTTTGTTCCAACGTCTGCTGTATCTGTTCCGCTTTTTCCGAAGCCGCCTTTGCCCTCTCAGTAGCCTCTTCCATGCCTTTTATAAATCCATTGATCCAACCAGCTTCATTTTCGCTTTCCGGTACGTCGCCTTCTACAAAATTACGATGCACCTCAACTTCTTGCTCAAATGTTACCAGTGTATCTTCTTCTTTTGTTATTGCTATTTGCAGTAAATTCTTCCCTATTTCTGCAAATGTCTGATCCTTAACGATAACCCGCACTGTATTATCAATAATTGGGCATACATTATATGTTGCCTTTTTCGATGGTTTCAAAACAAACGCTTTTGCCTCAGCTCCTTCCGGAATCTCAAAATCCATAAAATGGAAATAGATCGGAAGTGCATTCGTTCCCCGTGTATAATCAATTTTTCTTTTGATTCTGTTTTCTGTAACATATATGTTCCGTTCGATGTAATTCATTCTCCACCTCCTATCCTGGTATCCATCTCACAAGATATACTCCTTCCGGTGTAATTTCTTCCGGATACCTAAGTACATATTGCCACGGGAAATTATAATATCCATGTACGTGAATTTCATTTCCCGTCTGATCACCTGTCTGCCCACCCGTAACCCCTCCATGTTCATTTTGCGATGCAGCCACAAGCTGTCCAGATCCTATAGACATCTCCGTATGGCTTCCGGGTTTAAGAAGCACATCCCCCCGTATCAATCCTGATCCGTTGGAAAGATTAATCTGTGATGTTACATCTGTAAAGCCGGCAGACAGAAATACATCATACATTGTTCCTGTTGCTGGTGTGTATCCTGGTCTTGTATTGAGTCCGGCATTGTAATACGCCCAGCAAATAAGAGATGAGCAATCATAATCTGGTCCGTCTCTATGAGCCTGGTCATATCCATGACTATTATCATTAGCTATCGAGACCGCCCAGCTTACTGCCTTTTCAATAACTTCTCCCATTAAAAGCTCCCTTCTTTCGTAGATCCTCCCATCAAAAAGCCATGGCTAAATTCCAGGTATGTACCATCTGAAAATTCAGCTTTTCCTGTTTTTCCGGGTAATCCTCCTGGTCCTACTGTATCTGCATCGATGTAGATTGCATTTTTTAATATCCTCATTAATACTGTTGCGTCTGTTGCATCATCAAATGTTCCTCCAGCTCTTATCACCAGTGCATCGCCCGATCGTTCCATAAAAATAGGATTACTTTGATCTTTTTTTGAAAACATAAGTGATCCTGCTTTCATTTCTGTTCGTCTATTTATTCCGCCTAAACTTTCGCATACATAGCTTCCTGTTGCGTAAACCCCATTCTTTTCAAGTCGCACTATTTCATTTCCATTTGCATCCAGGACTCTTGCAACTCCATTTCCATTATCCTTTCCGCCTAATTCCAATGTTCCCCCTTTGATTCTGTCAGCCAGCATCGTGCCGGCCACTATAAAATCTGCATAAAACCCTTGTCCAGTTCCAAAAGTCGTCCAGTTCCAGTCTCTCCCATCTGCAGTTCGCTCAGACGCTATCTCAAATCCAAGCGTTCCCAGGCACATGGCTCCAAATGTTTCAGACTCCGGATTAAGATCTTCAAATAACACTGCTCTCACATTCTGCTTTTTTGCAATCGTTGACTGTGCTTTCAGCTGTGTTTTCACCCCATTTATGATTCCCTGTATCTGCTGACCAATCAGTGTTCCATCCCCTCGTATCGCTTGATCCACTCGACTCATCACCGATGATACATTATCCAAAAAATTATATTGGAACTCTCCCAAAGTTACAGATATTAACTTATTCCTTACCGCATCCCACGTCAGTTCAATTACTCTCGCATCTGATACGATATCAAGTCTCGAATGATTACAATGCACTGTATCTCCCAGTGAAACCGTTTCAAGATCTTTAACTTCTTCGTATAATTCTGTATTCTGTAAAAGTTCCATATCTGCTTCTATCGTTATTTTTGGTTTGTCCACGCCCTTCTCAAACTGTTCCTTGCATTTCTTTCTGAGTGCTGCAGCTAATTGTTCTTGTGTATCACAGATGACAATTCCATTCTCCTCATCATCTTCTCCTGCATCTTCTCTCATTTTCACATCTGCAAATGATATTACTCCATAGCGTATCGTTGGGTATTTTTTTATTAACGGAGAATCCACCCATGGAGCATCCCCTTCAATCATATATCCGTTGTATGCTTTCGGTATGATTCTTGTAACCACATCATTCATGTCAACAGTTTCCGAGAATCCATCCTGTACGATATTTTTTCCATACAGAACCTGCACTCCATAATCTCCACCAACCCTTTTATTAACCGCTATGGTGTAATTATCATAGATAATTTCACCACCCCAGCGATTTATAAAGGAATTCACGTCATTTCCGTTGATTGCCTCGATCAAATTTTTTGTTTGATAATAGGCTGTTGCTCGTATTATAATGTCTGACTTTGCACTATATCTTGTATTTGATGCTGTCATGATATCCAGTGCTTCCTGTCCGTTTTTGTCTGTCGGTCTCACATCCAACAAAAAACAATCCTCTTTTGCATCCAAAAAAATAGGAGTAAGATCTGCACTTACTCCTGAATCTTTCTTTTCTTTATTTCTTATACGAAACAGCTGTTCCCCGTTGAAAGACGGCATCTTGATCACTGCATTATCTACTATGTATTCCCATCGTCCTTCTGGATCAATCGGATGTTCTAATGTGGCTGTCCATTCTCCATTCAGCACCACATGTATGGTTGCTTCTTCCGGCATAAGAGTCATATCTCCGTTATGCTCATAATTCGTATTATTTGGACTATATACCTGTATCATAAGCACCTCCAATTTGGAACAACCTTCAAGTCAAACCCCTCCGTAATCAATATTTCATTTTTCCCTTCCATTAAATACAGATTCTCATATTCTCCTGATACTGCTGTATTATTTAATGTCCCATCTTTACGGAACGCAATCATGCGATCCGTATCAATTACAAGGTTTTGACCAACATTTGCGATCATTGGCTTTCCATTCACAATTAGCGTACATTTTCCTTCTCCTGTAATTTTATAAATGGGATGAGATATTTCATATGGATTGAACACCACATCTTCTGCCGTATGTTCATTTTGCCCTTCTTTCAGATATCGCAACCCGTCTAACGTCAGGAAATCTGCTTTAAAAACTCCAATTCTGGCCGTTGTGTGTTCTGCATCTTCAAGTTCTACTTTCATAATTTTGTAAAAACAGGATGGATCTGTTCCTAAAGTGAGATGACAGTTCCTTGCAGATAGCCATTTTTGTATATTTCCCCATCGTTCACTCCATTTTTCTTCTTCTCCAATCCAGTTAAACTCTATCGAAACTTTTGTAGACTCATATCCTCCATCCAGTGTATATAATGTTCCGTCTCTTCCTGCAATCTTTATCGAGGATTCTTTTTTGACAGCTGCAGGAATATCGGGAATTTCTTTTGCGTATACCTTTAGGATTGACCCGGCCATTCCGTTATATTCCACATCTATCATGCTCCAACTGCCCCTTTCTTCCATTTCACGCTCTGCGACATTTTTTTGATTATCGCATCTACCAACAGATCTGCCAGCTTCTTGTCTCCAAGAGTAATGTTATTCTCAACCACAAATGTCAGCTCCGACAATGCTTCTGCAATGAGCCGTGCTAATGCATAGTTATTCGCCTGCATTTCGTCCCGGATATAAGTCTTCAGCAGATCGATCGGAAGCACCGCTTCTTTCCCTGCTTCACCGCCTCCTAAAGCTGTATTGCCGTTCATTCCAAAAATGGTTGGACTATTCAGAATACCGCCTTTTGCGTACCAGTCTACGGAAAACTTTGGAACCTTTGGTGGAACAAGCGACCATTCGCCACTCGCCTTGAAATGTGGGAGCTTGATTTTAGGGAGTTTCCATTCAAAGTTCATAATTCCTTTAATTTTATCGATAACCCCTTTTATGAAATCCCGGATCCCTGCAAATACAGCATTGACTCCATCCCGAAACCATTCACACTTGTTATACAATGTTACAAATATTGCTATCAGAGCTACTACGGCTGCCACTACAAGCAAAATCGGATTGGCCAATAATACTGCATTGAATGCTGAAAAAACTCCACTTGCTTTCGATATGATTGGTGTGATTTTTGCCCCGACATCTATCACCGTAGATATTCCACCTGATACCTTGCTTATAATACTAAATACTGGGCCAAGTGCCGCCACAAGTAATGCACATTTTATGATCATTTCCTGTGTTCCAGGTGACAGAGAATTCCATGCTCCTATAATATCTTTTAGAATTGGTGTTACTATCTGAAGACACTCAGCAAGCACTGGACCAAGTGCATTTCCTACATCATACCCTGCATCTTTCAGCTCATTCAATGTAATCTTAAATTGATCTGCCGGATCTAGTGTTGCATTAAATGTGTTGTCTATATTTCCGAGATTATCACTCAACGAAGCTCCTAATTCTTCAAAATTTAGTTTCCCATTTTTGCAAAATTCTGCCAATGCCGGACCTGCTTTCGATCCGAATAAATCAACAGCTGCATTATAGGCATCTGTCGAACTTTCTGCATTCAGCATAGTTTTCTGCAATTCTGAGAGAGCTTCTTTCATTGATTTACCTTCTCCCGAAGCATTTACAAGTGCTTTTTTCAGTCCTGCCATTACCGCACTGGTATCTACTCCTGATGTTTCGCATTGTCCCAGGAAAACCGCTGCATCTGCTGCAGACATCCCAAGTTCTTTTAGTGTGGCTGCATTAGACACCATTGTCGATGACAAAGTATCCATGGAGATTCCTGTATCTTGCCCTACTTTGTTCATGGTATCAAGAAGATCTCCTGCATCCTCCACTTCCAGATTGAATGCTTCCATTACTTTTTGTGTACTGTCAATGGATGATGATACATCTGTATCATTTAATTCGGCAAACTTCACGAATTTCGACGACAAGTTTTCTAATTCCTGTCCTGTGAGATGGAATCTTGTATTAACTTCTCCAACCGCTGATCCAGCCGTTGCAAAATCTGTTGGAATGCTTTTTGCAATATTTCTTGCTGAGGTCTGCATCTCTTCCAGTGCATCTCCTGTGGCTCCAGTTTTTTCAACAATGATGTCCATTCCTTCATCAACTTGAGCCCATGCTGCCATGATTCCTGCTCCTGCTGCCGCAATTGGAGCTGTTACATTTTTATTAAGTGAACTTCCAATTTTTCCAGTTGTATCGCTGAAATTCTTAACCTTTTTGGAATAGTCTTCCAGTGTGGCTGCTCCACTTTCCAATTTTTTATTTACATCTTCAAGACCACTTTTATAATTGTTTAAAGCTGCTTTCGCATTATCCAACTGCTGCCTGGTCTTTGATATTGCAGCTTCATCCCGTACCTCTGCATTTTCTTGAGCATTGAGGATTTCTGTTAATCTTTCAACTTTTGCAGTGTACGCTTCTGTTTGATTCTGTAGATATTCCTGTGTTGCTCTCAGTTTTTCTGCAGATGACGTACTTTTATCCCATTCTGATTTTGCAAGTTTAAATGCAGACCTGTTCTCATTTACAGCATTATTTACGTCTGATAATGATTTTCTAAAATCGACAGCTCCATCTGCCTTAAATGTAAGACCTACTGTTTTTAATCCGTCATCCACGCAAAGTACCTGCCTTTCGTCTTTCAATATCTAAAAATATTTCCAAGCATTCATTAAAAAAAATGGGATCTGAGTTCCAGAATTCCTCTTCGCTCATTCCCATCTTTCTTGCACAGACCATATATCCTGCCCAGTCGATATCTATTTTTTCTTCGGAGCCACTGACTTCTTCGCCTGTTCTTTTTTTTTATATTCCTTGAGTTTTTTTTCAAATTCATTGAAAATGTCCTGAATGCTTTTTGCATCCATTGGTGTAAGCATCATCGCCTCTTCTTCGTCTACTTTCAACCCGTTAGACCGAAGAATTACATAGATCATCTTCCCTGCCAGCTCCATATTTTCTTCATCTGTCAGGTCATCTCTACCATCCAGTTTCTTATCAATTCCATTCATTTTTACTAAATATAATGTATAGAAATTAACTTTTACTTCCAATTTTGATCCATCTGTTAATTCAATCAGCTTAGATTTCATGTGATCACGCTCCTACCGCTGCCGTCAGCTCTGCATCTGTCAGGATTGGCTTCATGAAGAATTTTTCTTCTGTCAATCCTGCTGGTGCTGTAGATTCCGTGACTCTGCACGTAATATTTTCAGCCGCATCAAATGGATAAGCTCTGATCTTGATTGTATCCGTCTGCTCGCTTGATTTTTCTTCCGATGTTGCAATATCATCAGAATTCTCTGTTAACTTGCACTTTGGATACCACTCAAATCTATATTTTTCATTTTTCAATTCCACAACTTTTCCATACGCAAAGAACGGTCTTTCACTCTTTCCTCCTGACAGGATCAAGCCGCCTTCTTCTACTGTATCACCTCTCATCCTTGAGATTGTGTCATCCGGGAATGCAATCACGGATACCTCAACATCAATACTTGTCATCGGTGTATCAGAATCATAGATTTTTCCTGAAGCATATACATCGCTTGACTCTGAGTTTTCTGTTACTTTTACACTTTTTACAACTTCCGTTTTTTCTACATCGCTTTCATAAGTACCATCATAGTCCCCCGGTGTTTCTGCATTTGCAAAACACACATACTGTGCTCCTACTGTCTGCTTCATGGCCGGTTTTTTTGATTTAATCGCCATTTCTTCCTCCTAACCAAATATGCTCTCTGTCATTTTTCTGTAATATTTTTCTTTGTTTCTTTCAAAAAGTGGTTTCAAATGTTCCCTTGCCGCCATTTTTCTCGTTCCATGCTCCAACATTGGTCCATAATACTTTCCCCATCCAACTTCGATTCCTGATTTTTCTCTTTTCATTGAGAACGTATCTACAATATGTGTATACCCTGCCTTACTGATTTTACTTCTTGGTTTCGGCAATTTTCTGAGATCACTGACGAATTCCCTTGCTCCTTTTTCCACCGCATCCAGTGCCTTTTCTTCTGAGATCTTTGCATATTCCTGCATCATTTTTTCAAACTCTGCTAATCCAGAATCATAAAATTCAATCTCTGACTGACTCATCTGTATATTCTCCATCTGTAGTAATCGAAAAATAAGAATGCCATATTCTGTCCTCCTGGACATATTCATGAGCAATAGCCGGATGGTATCCTAACTCATTCAATTTCTTTTTCAATTCCACTAGCTTTGGATTACGTGGCTTGTCCGCATAAAAGCTGATCTGCCAAGTGATTTTCTGATCATATTCATTTCCTGATGCCATCACATCTTCCCACAAAATTTCCCAGTAATCAATCCTCGGAAATTTCATTGTATTTCTCAGACTGCTGACTCCCTCATTTACAGGACAGCCAGTACCGTGCAGAATCTCACTTAATTTCTTTTGTGTCATTCATTACCTCCCGATCATATGCCGGCGTTTTCAGTGTCAGCTCAGATTCCTTGAACCCATCCTTTGTGGTTACATGAGCAACATTGTAGATTTCATGCTGTATTCCATCAATCTCACATATACATTTACTGTTAATTTTTTTATATTGAGGAATACTTATTTTCATAGTTGCCTCTATACTGTCTGCTGATAGTTTCGCTCTTGTTGTATCATACACAGACAGTTCCCGATACCAAATTTTTAATCCGGTTCTTTTTATTTTTTCCATCGGATAATCTTCTGTATTGTCTTCGACAATCTCAAAAAGTTCTAAAATTCCATCTGTATATTCAGGCATCTGTATCCACCTCTGTTTCCATCTGCCATCCCAAAATCAGGCTTGCATAATTATCAAAAAATTCATTAACTTTATGATGATATGCATAATACATATAATTTTTCACAAGCATTCTATAAGTCAGATCTTCGGAAATATCGCAGCCGGGATTTAATCCTCCGACTGCTTTTTCTCCTTCTTTTGCAAGATTTCTTAACTGCATATCCTGATAATATGGCGGGATCTGAAACTCTTCTTTCATTTCATCCGTCAGATTTTTCAGTTCTACTACTGTCATTTTTTCTTTTTATTCTCCCGCCTGCTGTGGAATCGTTACCTGTGTTATTGGAAGTACATATTCTTCAAGCTTGGTTACATCAAAGATTACTGCCACATTATCATCTACGGCACGTCCATTTGCGAAGCACGTTGCAATAATCAGATCTGCATTTTCCATCGCTTTTGTCTGATCGTACTCATTGACACGAACTCCTGTAGTACCCATCGTATAATATCCTTCGATTGTAAAAGCTGCTTTTCCTTTTGGACAGTTTGCATCAACAATCTTTTCAATCTCAATAAAGGACTTATTGACATAGCCACCTGTCAGAGCTTCTCCATACATACACGGATCAACATACTCTGCTTCATCTGCAGGATTGCAGATCAGATACAATTTGCTTACCACACGCTTTCCATCATTTGTAAGAGTTTTTCTTACCTCTGCAAGTCCTTTTGGACTAAACTTTGTAATCTTAATTGAAACAGTTTTAGCTTTCTGTGTTCCATCTCCATTTGTTGTTCCGATCTGACGGAAGATTCCGATCGGACCAGTCTTTCCATCTCCATCAAGATACCCTTTAACAAGTCCATCCTGCATTGCTTCTGACAGGATTGCCATAAAATACCGGTCTACAAATTCCAGAGACAGCTCACGGATTGCTTTTGGAATCACGAGATAAGCAGAGAGCATATGAATCTCGATGTTCAGTGCTGTAACTTCTGCTGAAAGTTCACCTTTAATTTCATCTGTCAGCATCCCCCAAACAGCTGTTCCTGAGTGGGATGCTACGATCCATTTCTTCACGTTTGCCGGTGCCATGTTCACCAACTTCAAAATTGGAGATGCTTTTTTTACATCATCCAATGTACGGTCAATAATCTCTGTCGGAATGATATCAATCTGATTCGCTGTGATAGACTGCTTGATATCTTTGAATCCTTCATAAAATTTCTTCTCTTCCTGAGAAAGGTTACGAAGTCCGAGCTGCTTTTTGAATTCTGCATCATGACTTGCCCTTTCGGCTTCCGCCACAACCTGCTGGATCAGATCCGCATGTGCTGCTTCCTCAATCATCTCAATGGACTGCATGATTGCGTCTGCTTTCTGATCTGCCGGAGCATTGTCCAGCAACTGCTTCACTTTATCTTTTACTTTCTGGCTTAATCCTTCAATCTTCATTCTGCGATTTCCTCCTAATCAAAAAAAGCACCCCATCCGGTGCTGTCTTTTTCTTCCTTCTTTTCTTTTTTCTTATGAGTCAACTGATAGAATTCAGCTAACTGCTTCTGATGCTCATTTCTGCTTCTCAGTTCCATCTGAAGTTCCTTGTTTTCTGTGAGAACCTCCTGCAGTTTCACATTTGGATCATCCTCTTTTTGTGCAACACCAATCTCATCAATCAAACCATATTCCAAAGCCCTCTGAGGGGATAATGTTGTTGTCTTATGCATCATCTCCCGAAGTTCATCCTCTGATATTGTTGCTCGCTGCATAAATAACGCCACACAGCTGTCCATTGCTACATCCAAATTGTCTGCTTCTGCTCTAAGATCTGCTGCATTTCCTGTTACCGTTTCCCACATGTCATGAATGATTGCAGTTGTTCCCTGTCCCATGATACGCTTGTCACAAGCCTGCAAGATTGTAAAAGCAATAGAATGGCATCCGCCCATTACAATGCCCGTTTTGTGAGATCCATGCTGTTGAAGCATATTGTAGATTGCTGTACCCTGGTCTACACTTCCGCCATTGCTGTTGAAATAGATCTTAATCTCATCCGTTTCCGGAATAGCATCCAAAAGCTCTTTAAAATGCTTGGCTGATGTCTCAGAGTCATCATACTTCCATGTATCCCAGTTGAATGGGCCAGTTTTTCTGATCTCATCAAAAATGAAAATTTCGTGTACATTATCCGTCTGCTGGAATCTATACACAACTTTTTTCTGTTCCATGTCCTTCCCCTTTCTCTTTTATTACTATTTAACGGACAGCTCCGAGATTCTTGGATCACCTCCGTCTAATCATGTTTCCTGCACCGCATTACCATTTCCCTCCTCTCCATAGTTTTTCGTCAATGCTCTCGCCTGACTGAATTCTGTATTAAGTAACGGATAACCTACCATTTCCCGGATTTCATCGTAGTTAAATCCGATTCCACGGAGCTTATCCAGATTTACAGCACTGTCTACCACATCCACATGCTTAAAACGTGCCAGCCATACCATAACTTTTTCATCTTTTGCACAATAGTCAGCTTCACCGACTATGTAAGCCGTCAACGTATCATTGATTACTTCTGCCACCGGACCGACTGCGTATGTAATGAATTCGTTTGTGGCATCCGACTTTTCTGTGATATTTCCATTGAACACTGCTTCCGGAATGTCAAATGCGTTTGCCACTTCATTATTGATCTGAAGAGCTGTCTTAGCCAGTTCTTCTGCTTTTACAGCGGTATTGACCTGTAATTGATTGACTGAAACATTGTCTGACTCTGTAAGAACAACAAGCTCATCCGATTCTAATAAGTTTTTGATTTTTTTGACGTATTGATCCTTTGTCATTATTTTATCTGTACCATCTGCCTGTTTTTCTCTAAAAGATAATGCAGACGTTCCAAGTTTTAATTTAAATCTCGGCATACTGGACATTCGCATCATTGCATTAACAGCGTCCAGTGTTCGATCATATTGTCCAACTACGTTCTGCAAATACAAGCGAATTCTTGCATTATCATACTTTAGATGAATCACCTCTGATGAACGGAATTTTTTATAGATCGAATAGTTATATCCGGCACATGTAAGCGTTATATCGCTATAATTTCTCTCAGTCAGTACATTATTGCTGACCTGCCACGCTGATGCCAGATAATATTTACCTCCTAACGGGATGATCAGTGCTTCCTGTATCGTCAGAAGTTTTCTCACTACTTCTGTCCAAAACACCGTACCGCACTCATGATCATTAGGCTGTATGTTTAGCCGATACTCCTGTTTATTTTTTTCTTTACTCTCTGTCTGGATCAGGATGTCAGATTTGGCAATCGCCTTTGCAATCATCATTATTGCTTTTTCAATGGCCAGCTTTGATAAATTCAGCTTTTCCATATCCACTGCAATAATCTCAGCAAGAGACTGTATCTCCTTATCCCGTTTCCACAAAAATTCAAACATATTTTTCTCCTGTCAAATATATATAATTTGGACTTCCAGCTCATCTTTGCAAAACATTGCAACATCAAAAGCCATAAAGCCATCATTTTTCCTTAATTTTGGTTCAATTTTTCCAAACATTTTATTCCCATATTTATCCTCACTTACGCTTGTATTGTTTGTGTACCACCGCATAATTGCTGATGATCCATAGTTGATCATACCCTGACTAAACATCGCTTGAATGAATGGAGCAATAATTCCTGTCGCTGACGTTATCTTTCGGATCAGCCTTACAATTCCGTGAGGATTTTTCTTATCTTCAATGGAAATTCCTCTTTCCTCAAATGCCTGTTTGAACAAAGTATACCGATAAGTATCCATTGCAATTTTCTTAACTTCATAATACTTCATCTGTTCTATACACCAATCTACAATCAGATTCACATCAATTACCGGACCGGGAACGACCTCGAAATCCTCAAATTCTTTTTGTCCTGCATTTTTCAGCGGGAACTTGATAGAATCTATAAATGGAGAATCCGCACAGATCCATGTATGCTGCCGCCAGATATACTCTCCCTCCTCAGTCCTTGTCAATATTCCTGCAGATGCGAAGTCCCGGACGTCTGCATAATCAATTCCAATCACTGCTGCCTGTCCTCGTGTATCCAATGTTATCCTCGGAATCTTTCGTTCCAGTTCTTCCATTGTCTCGCCTTCATAGCAGGCTCGTAGGACGTTCTGCCATGTCGTGACCGTCTCCTCTTCCTTTCGTGCTGATCTGTCCATTCGTTTCGTAATGAATTCGGCACGCTTGGAAGAAATCTTCTTCATTTCCAGATAATCATGCATGATCTGATTCGCAAGAATCGGCATATACTCCATGGATGGGTTGGCTTTATGCCAAGCTTCCGGATCGTCCACCTCTTTCATGTCGTCAATCTCACAGATAAACGGGAAGTATCCTAACAGATTCTCTCCTGTTTCCAAAATTTCAGCACACATCGCTGATATTTCATCCAGCGGACCATCTCTGACATATCCATCTGTTGTGATTATGAATTCCCTGGAATGCTTGACTTTACCAAAAGAAGATTCAAATACATTGATTTGGTCATAATTCTCATAAGCATGAATTTCATTAAGTATCAGGCAACCGGTTCTTTTACCATCCTTTGTTTTTGCATTAGATGTGTTGTATTTCATTTCTGATCCGGTCACAAGGTTTGTGATCAGCTCCTTAGTTACAGAGAATTTCCCCTTAAACTTTGGATTATCATGCAGCATGTCATAAGCGACTTTGAAAGTATTTTTAACCTGTCCCTCCGAATTGGCAACAATCTCCACATGATAGTTTTTCACCCCGTATAAAGGGGTCTGGAAGAAATTAACAAGCGGTACGATAAAACCATCCTTACCATTTCCACGCCCCTCCTTGATGAAGAACGTTGGAAATATCGGGATGTCGTCCTTGTACATGAATGCGAATGCATAGATAAACTTTTGGAACGGAAACAGCTCGTAATAATTCGATTTACAATACTGTAAGCAATTCCTGTACGTTTTCACGTCAAAAAAAACATCGTCCCGCTTTAATGTCGGCTTAACGATGTTTTGTATGAGCAATATTCTTTTCTTGTTTATCCACTTCGGATGCTCTTCGGCATATTTGAGATAATCATCAATCTCTTTACAGGTAACCATCTGCTGGATTTTCCGGCTCCGGTATTGGTTCTTTCAGCTTCAGATCAGTTAAGATTTTCAGCATTGTTGCTGTAGTCTTTTGCAGATTGACTACAGATTCATTCGCTTTTTCCACGCTGACACCATTTCCATTGATGGTCTCATACCGGATTCCCTTTCTCCTAATATCCGCAATCAGTTTCTTTTTCAGCGACCAATAATATACATAATCATCAATCAAATCTTTGTAGAATTCTGCATTCATTCCCCGCCGCTCCAACTGTCTCACTAGCGATTCTCTTATTTCCTTCTGTGTCAGTGTTTTCTTTCTCTGAATCAATCTTTTCACTCCCTTTTTCACTCAAATCATGCCGTTTTTGTCAATTTTTCACATCTTTTTCCATACTTTTTTTAACCATTTTGAAGTTGTCTGAAAATTTCTCTTCTTATAGTGAGTCCCGAAAATTTACCCCCTTACCCTTTTCACGCGAGATTTCAAAATATCTCCAGAGTCTTCTCTACATCCCCGTTCTTCACTCAGAAAAAATCGCTGAGAATTGACTGGGGGAGTCTACCACCGCTCCTCACTCACAGGTTTTTTCTTTCTTGGACACCTCTTCGGAGTTCTGCCATGTCGAACGTTATGGCACGACTTGCACAGGCTGATCAGATTATCATCTTCAAGCCCCAGTTCTGGATGTTCCTTTAGTTCCTGGATATGATGCACCTCTTCAGCTCTTCTGATTTTTCTTTCTTCTCCACGTAATGCGACACCTGCTGCCACAGCATCCTTCAATCGCTTACGACAATCCTGACATTCATAATGATCCCGCTCAAGAATCTGCATCCGTTTGAGTTTCCATGCGGAAGAATTATAGAAACCTTTTGCTTCTTTGTCTGTCATCGCATCCACCTAAAAAGCACCCAGCTTCTAACCAGGTGCTTCTATCTATCTCTCTTTGTTCCCATATGTCAATACCTTATTTCTCATTTCATGCTAAAGTATTATTATATTTTTCGGCATAAAAAGACACCTGCTAATCTCACAGATGTCTTTCTACGAAGAGTATTACGTATAAGGAGTATTATCTATCGTCTTTCGACAATACCATATTATCACGAATAATACTGAAGTGAACTGCACTCTTTAATTAATTTGAATTTTTTTCAGTGCATTTCCATGCAATTTATGAATCCACCGCTCACTGTAGCCCAATATTTGTCCGATTTCCCAAAAGTCAAGTCCTTTTATATATCTGTAGAATAATACATCTTTTTCCTCTTGATTCGTCAGTTGATTAATTTTACACTCAATATCTTTATATGTTTCTACCTGTTTCACTCCTTCCTCATACAGTTCATCCTCTCTTTCTTGTAATATCGCTGCATAAGAACTCAAGTCACTCTGATTCGACCCATGTGGCATCCCATCATTGTTCATTGACGGATACATCTTCATGCTTCTGATTTCCTCAATCTCCGATTCAATTCTTTTTATTCTTTTCTTATGTTTCCCATATTGTTTCAAGTATTCTTTTTTCTTTTTATTCTCACTCTTTATGCTGTTTTCTTCCATTCTCTTTCCCACCGGTATCAGCCTCCTTTATGTTATATTTCTTTGCAAGGTATTCCTCTACTGTGATATGCTCCAACTGCTGCCCCTGTATTCTGATCATGTTGTTCGCCTGATATGCCGGACGATGGAAGTCTGCACTGGCTTTTGGATCTGCAACCATATCAGTAAGTTCACCGTAATGCTTCTGCATATTCGCCCTGACTTCCGCTGTAGATTTTCTTGTGTCCGTGCTACGTTTCAAAGTTTTTCCAGCTCCTTCTCATAAGCTTCTTTTCTTTCTTCCAGCCACTGTGCCAGTTCCTCCTGGAATCTTCTTGACTGTCCTTCATTATATGGTCTTGGACTTGTTACCATCAACCAGTGTTTTTTCTTATGTTCCTCCAAAAGTACCTCAATGCTTTTAATATCCCCTTCAAGCTCTTTTGCCCTGTTTAACGTCTCTTTGTTCATTTTTCTTTCTCTCTTTCTTCTGCTCCTGCTGCCACATCAGTCCTACATACTTTCCATAGGTCATTCCTGCCTGCTTTGCTTCTCTTGCTACTTTCACCAGTTCACTCTCGTGTCTACTCATTCTCTTCACTGCCTTTTCCATTTTCTTCACCGGTCTTCCTATCTTTCTTGGATGCCTCATCTTTTGCTTTTCTCTTGTATGCTTAATGTTGGCCAGTCTCTGACACTCCGGTCCACAATATTTCTTTTTCGCTGTTGCCCGTTCAAATTCTTTGTTGCAGATCAGGCATATTGCTTTGCTTCTTCCCATTTTCTCACCTTTAAATTACATATTTTTTATGTGCCTGCTCCAGCTCATCCTCCGACAGATCCAAATAGATCTGCGTTGTGGATACATTCTCATGTCCCAGCATTTTAGATACCTGTACAAGCGGCATGCCCCTCCGCAGTGCCATTGTTGCACACGTTCTTCTGAATTTATGCGGATTCGCCTTTTCCACACCGGCTCTTTTAGCTATTTTCCTCATAACCGCTTCAATCGTCCCCGTGGATGAATGTCCTTCCCTGATATTCTCCGGATTCTTCCACCATGCTCGCAATTCGCTTTTTCCTACCCCTGACTTTACGAGAGAGTCAACATAAGCTCCGTGCGGAAGTAAATACGGATTACTGTCTCTTCTTTCTTCTAAATATTTTTCTAATGTGAATTTTGCTTTTGCATTTAAATATACATACCTGTCTTTTTCGCCTTTTCCATGTACCAGGATTCTGTCTCCATCTATATCCGCAATAAGGATCTGTACCACTTCACTTACCCGGCATCCTGTCGAAAGCAATAACTCTATGATCATCCTTTCCCGTTCTCCGTCTGCTGCCGCACGTAATTTTTCTATCTCCAGCTCCGTTAGAGCCTCTTTCTTTGTCTTCCTCTGCTTTATCCGGTCTATTTTCAACATTGGATTTTTTCTAATCTCTTCCTCCATGTAAAGCCATCCAAAAAAGCTACCTAAATTTCGAATTTCATTCCCAATCGTTGTCTTCGATACCTTATCTCTTCTCAGTCTGACTGCCATGTAATAACGGATGTCATCCGCTGTAATGTCATCCACAGTCTTTTCTATTCTTTCCAGCATACTTTTGATACTTATGGCGTAAAATTGCAATGTTCTCTTCGTGCATCCCTTGACCTGCTTCGCTACAAGGAATTTTTTTAACAGCATCTCATTTCTATCAACTTGTACCGGTGCAATCTCCGTACACCGCTTTATGATCTCTACTCCATTCAGGATCAGATCAATATCATATCTGCACTCTTCTATATCGATTCCCTTGGCCGACGCCCATATCAGTATTTTATTGACTATTTCTTCCCGGCAATCTACCGCATCCACCTGTTTCTCCTTTCCCTCCCTGCTCTCAGGCAGGGAGGAATCCATGATTTACGTGTTTCGTACTGTGACATACTTGTATAACCACGCCTTTCGGCAGAGGTAACTTTATAAATAATTTTTCTTATACCTTGCTTCCCATTCTGCTCTTGTATGGGTCTGCTCATATTCTGCCTGTGCCATCCGGCAAAGCAGTTCCCGCATCTCCCGGTTATTATGTACCGCTTCTAATCCATCCTTGTGATGGGCTCTGCAGAGATATACTTTCAATCCATCGGCTTCGGACAGTTCCCTCTGTCCGGATCCATACATGATGTGATGCTCTTCTGTGTATTGTTCCGAACAGTCATCATAGAGTAGTTTACACAAAAAGCAGATTCCCTTCTTTGTCCTGAGAATACTCTTTTTATGCATTTTCTTCTTTTTCTTCCTTACTGGTTTCGGGAATGCCATGTCTGAATAATCAATGCTCATAAAATGTACACCCCGACTAAATTTTTCGGATCTCCCTCCATTCGATCAAACCAAATGTTCATCTCATATGTATCCTCAATCTCTTTTCTCAGTTCTTCTGCTGAATCTGCCAGCATGATGATATTCGTCGGACTGCTACAAGCATAGACTCTTGCTACGTATTTATCCGGTATATCCTTTGGACACTTATAAATTGCAATAGATGGAATTGCAATCGCTGTCAGATCTACCTCTGAAAAACTATGAATCACTTTGTTTTTTACCGATTTTCTCGCCATTCTCGTCCACCTCCGTCTCAAGCCATTTCTTCCAGTATTCTGCCGATCCGAGCATCATGTGCGGCATCTCTTTCATGGATGCTGCCATATACAGGGCTACTGCATACGCTCCCATGGTCTTCATGTATTCCCATCTTCTGCCTGCCGGATCCTGTTTTTCCGAATTATCCACCTGTCCCTGTAACCGTCCGGCTTCTGTATTTATCGCAGTTTCTTGAATTTTCCCGGAATTATCCACAGCTTTTTCCACAGACGGTTCAGATTCCTGCATTGTACCGGTGCAATCCGGCTCTTTCTTCTGTATTTCTGGCATTTTTACTGGTTCCGGAAGCAGTTCCGGAAAATCTTTCTCAATCTCTGTCTGTCCCGGAATGTCATTCGGAAGTTCTGCCGGTTTTGATGGTTTCGCTTTAGCCACCTTCGATTCTTTCCGTTTCTTTTCCTTTTTCGGCTGCACTGGTGCAATCTGCTCTTTTTCCCGGTACTGCTGCCCCGAAATCTCTTCCCAGTTCTTCCTTCCGTCTTCCTGATCTGTAATCAGTGTAAGATAATTCAGGACAGCATCCCAGGTATACTTCTCTTTTGTTCCCTGCCTCACAATCTGCAGTGTAACTTCTTTCTTTTCATCATTCAGGTACAGCATGATCCTTCCGACTCCCTGTGGCCGGACACTGTAAATCTTGTCTCCATCCGGTGCAAGGATTTCTTTTATATACTGTGTTCCGCACGTTGTACGGACAGTCTCATGCAACTGCAGATACAAATCCGGCTCATCCATACAAAGCTGATGGATTGCTTTTTCTAAATTGTTCAGATCCCTCTGTTCTT